TAGTAGCCAATGGCTACGGTATACACGCTGGTATAGTGGTACTCCTTAGAGCACGAGGCTTATAACCTCTCAGTGTTCAGCAATAGGTGTGCTGCAACCAGTATACGGGGAGAATCTCCCCTATTCGGCAAATGTAATGTCGAATAATGCGTTAAAATACGCATTGCTTGCGGCAACTTTGTCCGCAGCGGTCTTTGGCCGCATCCCCATTGGGGGCTCCCTAAAAGGGGGAAAGTTTCCTTTCAGGTATACCAGAATTTCATCCTGGTAGTCCTGCGGGAGCTTAATTCCGTCCCATTGGGACAAGGCGAGCGCGTCAACGTTCGCAGTATCTTCGATTCGAAGATGGCGGGAGGGAATATTCTCTCTTCCCGCAAATTCGTCCACTAGGGCGCGAAGGGCAGATTCACCCTTAGAGATCACGGTGACGAGTTTTTCCACCATCTCTGCCCGAGAGATAGCCGGTTCGTATGAGCCGACTTCCCTTCTCAGGGCCCTGTCGTTAGTAACGACGACTGGCCGTTCGCCAGTGAGTGCCTCAGTGAGGCGTGCGATATGTTTAATTATCGCGTCATCATCGATGACCTTCCTGGGTATATTCATCCAGGCATCAACACTATCAGTGTTCTTGTGTAGCAATGCTACATATCGAGCAAATTTGCTCAGATCGGTCTCCGTCGGCGGGATAAATCCTGCATCGACATCGACCGAGAGTTTAATCTCCGGCCTAATTAGGTCGGTTGTCTCTAATAGAGACATTACCTCTTTGAGGTAGATTGAGCGGAAGGGATGAAATTCCTCCGCCAAAGCCCTATAATTGGGCCTCCCGTCATTGTCGGGAAATCTGAATCCCCAGACTTCGTCGGGGATCTGTGGTTCTACATCTAGAACCGGTGCTGATAGCACCCTGACATCAAAGATCTCCTCCATGAATGAGGAGAAGGCATATAGCCTTGTAGCGATCTGTTCGCTAGTGACCACATAGTGGTTCTCGTGGGTAAGTACCCGCGAAAGATTCACGCCAATCTTGGCTTGTTCTCCAGCTGAGATGACCAAAAACTTGTTTAGGTCGACTCGCTGCTCGATCATATTTATGATCGCCGTCAAATTGACGTATTTGCTCTCTCCCATATGGGAGTTATAGAGCTGGGTGTTCAATTGAACACGGGCGCGAAGGAACTCGCGCGCAGGATGATACCTGCGAGAACTAGCGGGAAACCGCGTGTAATCTGCTGCTAACTTGAGCAGCTGCACCTCTTTAGTTAGAGGCAGGCTATTAAGGTAGCCGGGGGGAAGAGTCTTCCCCATCCCGCCGAAAATGGTCGGGAGATACGGAGTAGCGGATCGCACTCCGAATTCGATGTCCTGCCACACTGTGGCAATGTCGAGCCTAAATTGGCTCGGATGAACTTCATCCTGTGGGAGGTAACTTGCCTCCTGGGCTAGTAGCTTGAGCCTACCGACCCTTGGGTCGGACTCGTTGGCTCCTGCTTTGCCCGTACGCATAACAATGCGTGGACGCAATGCGTCCGCATAGCAAGGATGGTGTCTTACCACCTTGCAGATTCGGTACACTTCGTACCGGTTCCGGGGAATCCGGAACGCAAACTCAGTAAAATGTCCCCAATGGGGACTGAGGAAAGTATCCTCTTCGGAGATTTTGAAACCAATATCTCCTACTATCTGACGGAATCTTCCGTCGTCTGGTCGTGACCAGATAGCGGCGAAATCATCGCCGACAGCCCAAAAGGGCTCTCCGGGTCTTCTAGACCCATAGCCAACGGCTATAGAGAGGAAGGACAAAATCGCCTTCGTGATAGGGTCGCCCATGGCGACACCGCTAGATATGCGGTGCGTACTGTTTAGTACGCTCTCTGGCCGGAATCCGGCCTCTTTGCCAGCATTGCTGGTCCTACCCTGACTTGGGGTATGGTACAGATCTGCGTGGTACATCTCGCACGCGATTCTGCTGTACCAAGTCGGAAGTCCGACTATCCTGGATAGGAGGGAAAATGCCCTCCGTGACACAGACCGTTTAATCCAGTCTGTGCTGCTCTTATAATCAGAGCAAAGGACCCGTACTTGCGGGTCAGGGAAGCTATGGAGGGATTTATACACCTCCCAGCCCGGTCTCTCACGTGAGAGGCCTGCCGCCAATGGCGGTAGCCCTTTTAGGGCCTCCAAGAAAATCTTGGAAATAGGTTGCAGGATCTGGCTCCTATAAAATGAGGAGCACGTTGGGATCCGCACCTTCATACCCAATTCGGGTAGCGCGCAGACGCGCGTCTTGTATAAGTCGGGATATCCCGACTGTGCCTTATCTAGGCAGTGGTGAAGCACCTTATCAGCGAATCGCTGACAGACCTCTTGGGTCTTTACGCCTGTTTCCAGGTCGTACTTGAAGACATTGTCTTCGGATAGCGCGATTTCGCGCAAGAGGGATAATTTCCCTCCTTTTCCTACGGAGCGCTCAAAACAAGCGCTTGTCGTCACGAGAATCGTGGCGGCAGCGGAGAGTCCTTTTGGTATCATATACCGTTGGACCTCCCAGGCAGCCTTCTCTAAAGAAGGAATGTCTGGCTCGTCGTCCCTCTCATGTTGAGAGACGGAGTAGAAATACTCTTTGAGCTTCTCCTCGATGTAGGAAGGGTCCCGCGGGACCCCACAGCTCCTCTTATTGAGGAGACAGAGATATTTCTCTGCATAGCCCCGGGAATCCACGGGGTCTTTGATGAGGTCATAGACCTCCTTCATCCATGTGAGATTCCTTGGAATCTCTGGATCGGTCCCTGTATGGGACAAGACGAATCGTCTCTTCTTTGCAAGGTATTCCTTGCGTTTTACCAGGAATTTATCCCGGTTCTGTATCAAATTTGATACGATTGACAAGCGAATTCGCTTGATTAGTCCCCATGGGACTACATTTCCCAACAATGCCACGATGACTGAAAACATCATAGCATCGTGATCGTCGAAAATTGACGACCAGACCACTTTTGGGTCTCCGGCTAATAGCCGGCTTTCCAGGATAGCCAGATTTACTGGCTTGATACCAGACAGGAAGTACGTGTGTTGACGCACCGTGCTGATCTGGACCTTGATGGGCATTGCCCAAAATCGCTGACTAGCGACCACACTGAATAAGTGTGTATGATCCCAGACAATGTCTGGTCGACCTGATAGGTCGAGGTGTTGCGGCAACTCTTGCCTCACACCGGCAGCCGGGCCCGAGGGCCGGCATACCAGCGCTAGAGGAAGTAGCGC